TCACCTAACTCTGCACACATCTATGGCAGGGCTGCTGATATTGTAGTAGGTGGTCACGAAGCTTTTAAACTACTACGTCTTGCTATCATACATGAGTTCAAGGGTATAGGTGTCTCTCAACGTGGCATGTATGAACGCCGCTTCTTGCACCTTGATACAATGGAAGATGGGGATCACCATCCTCGTCCGTGGTTGTGGAGTTATAAGTAAATGACAGGTCGTTCATTTATTATATTTTTTATAGCAGTAATACTAACAGTTATAATTGTTGGTCCTGCTAACGTATAATACGGAGGTTAGTATGGAGGGTGGTATTGACATACGTCTGGTCGTAACTATTGCTGGTATCTTATTCAGTGTAGCAGGAGCCAGTGCTGTAGCCAAGATGCAGATTAAACAGTTAGTAGAAAAGCTGGATGATATTGAGCAACGTCTGCGTAAGATGGATGCTCGTAGCGATAAGTTAATTACTTCAACTGAAACTCAGGAACAAAGAATTAACATTCTAGCTAAAATGGCAAGTCCTGAAAATCTTAGAAGAGATCATATGCAAATGGCAGAGATTGTTACGCATGTGCAACGACTACAAAAAGATTGTGATAGACTGTATTCCATGCATAATGGAACACATCCTCCTGTTCCCAGTGAAAGAGTAGGTAAATAAATCAATATCCTCTGTAACGAGCTAGGAGCGTCATACAGAAGAATCAGTACCTCTGGGCTATATGCCTACCAGAAGGGCTAGAGAAGGCTACTCAGTGGCTCTCCTAGCCCTTCTTTTTTACTCTACCAGTAGGGAATTTTCCTCTTCACTGTCTCCAAGCGGTTCTTCTGCATCATCAACAACATCTTCTTCAAATAAGGCAGTAGCAAACTCACACTTAGATAAAAGGTGTACAACTTTCTCTTCTCCCAGTACATTTAAACATCCAACAATAGCAGTCTCCAGAGTATCCTTATCCATAGACAAACCACTATCACTATTAGAGCCACGAATACGGGACAGTAGTTCAAGTGCTTTGATGGCACTGTTGGTATGTCCGTTTGCTTTGGCAAATGTATATTGATTTTCTATTTCTTCTATAACATTTACATCTGTCTCAAGCTGTTGTTCAAGTTCATGTACACGATCAACTACTTCTTGATTTTGTAACAGCCTGTATCCTTGATTATATGCAGAGTCAGCAGCATATCCAGCAGCCTTTGCTGCCTCAGTTGCATTGCGGTGCAGAACATAAGCCTCTGCAAACTTCTCTTGTTTTTCGTTAAGGGCCATTATTTCATATTACTTCTGGCAACACCCTTCCACTTCTCTGCTGTACGCATACCACCTAGCCCAAGAAGTGCCATAATCAGACTGACCAATTCATTAGTCTCTAACATAGGGAGAGTTATCATAGGATACCAAGTTACAATAATCCAAGATAGAATAGGTGCAAAAATAAACTGCCATGCCAGAGCAAAGCAACATACCCACATGATAGCTGGCCTAGCTCCACTTACAAAGATGGAGGGATGTTTTGCTTGTTCTATGTTTGCCTGTGCTTGAGCAAGGTCAAGAGAAATTAGTTCTTTATTTAGTTCTGCTTCAAGCTTAACTTTTAAATCTTTATCACCTACAAACTTATCAAGTACCTTACCAGCTACACCGATAACTGAATCTGCAATACCTAACATTATTGTTCCTCCTCTTTCTTTAGTTTAACAACACGAGGATACTGATCTATCCTATAACCTTCAGTATAAAAAGTTTTTGTATCTCCTTCTACCATTGTATCAGCAAACAGATAAATTTTCAAGTGTTTAAATTTTCTACTTTTCTCAGCTAACATCTGAAGCCAATCGTTAGGAGAGAATACAGAGATGTGAGCATTCCTACCATCAGGCAAAACCTTGACTGCTTCGTAACAAGCCACGTTTAGAAATACCATCTTCTTTGCATATGAAAATATCTCTTCTACTACCCAACCCAAGTCTTCTTCAGCAATATGTTCAAGAACATCTGTGCATATCACTGCGTCTTTCTTGTGTATAGGAAGCTTACTATATTTTTCGTAGCCGGGATCAAAAAGTTCGCACTCATCCAACTCCCAGTACTCAGGAAGAGGGCAGTCAATCTCACTGGTCATCTCTGAGAACTTATCAGTGTACAGTACTGCCTTACCGCACCCATAATCAAGTACAGACTTGCAGTCATTGTTTTTTAGGTATATCTTAATAAGGTCCACAAACTTTAAAAGGCTACGTCCATTGAACATACCCTCTCCCTGATCATGCTTTTCCTCATACATCTTAACAAGATTTACGTAATCATCTGATGGATTATATCTACTGTTAATATTATCTATATTGATATCAGACATCGTAGTATCCTTTAAATTTAATTCTAGCATCTTGTTCTTCTTTAATCTTCCAAAGGTCAGCTACCATTGTATCTTCACCATGAAAAGTCAGTATGCCGTCAAGGCCGGGATCACTAAACACTTTTTCACAATCCTGTGCCATAGCTAGTAGCTCACCTGTTGTCCAGTAAGTTTTATCTTTGACATTGACTTGTATGTATTTAGGTTTAGGAGTTTCCCCACCCTTAATATCACCAGTAGTTTCTGTCATTTCTTCTTTGCTTGGCTCTTCACGGCAACAGTCAAAACCAAATAGATGTATATCCCTAAAACCTATTGTATGCAGCATACCAATACCACGCATAGCAGCACATGTACCACCAGTAATAAGAGTAGCTCCTTTAGGAATGCCAAGACTTTCGTTAAGCTTTACCTGTTGGTTTTGTATCTGCGCTCCTTGTTCTTCTTCAGTTCTTAGTGAGTCAGTAAATGCATGCCACCCCCACAGTTTAACATTACGTTCTTTAAGATGTGCAGTTACTGATGGATCAGTCATAGATGCTACAAAGAAATTAGTATCTGCATGTGTAGTTTTAAACAGGTCTTTACGGATAATATTATGGGTACTCTTCTCAGTAACAGGTCGTGGATCAAGAACAATACATCCCCACGGAATAATGTTATTCTTCATCAGACCCGGCAGTGCATGTTTAACAGTAAGCACTTTGCAGCCGGGATGTTCATGTATAAACTTTTCTAGTTTATCATAGTCTAAATAAGGTCCGCCAGATACGATGACCCCGACCTCCCTATGGGGTGGATGTTTCTGTACCCATTTCTTTTCATCAATACTTTTCATATTAGATTTAATATTGTTAGCAATGTAATCTTTAGATACAGAATCTCTGGGATGTACTATAATTGGTACACGTTTTAAATCTTCTGGAACTTCTTCCAGTGTAGAATCGTGAAGTATAACAGCAAGATGCGTATGTCCTGCTGGTAAAACTTTATCAGTAGAAGGCAATACATGTTTTCTTGTTGGCACACTTTCATCAAACTCCGTCCAACCATCTTCTGTAGTTTTTTCTGCATTTACTTTCTTAATAGGAATAGCATCAAAAACTTTCTTAACTCCCTGATGTTTTTCATCTGGTATAACTATAGCATCTGGATCAGGGTTGTCTGTTTCATCACGTTCCTTTGTAAAGAAATGATCCATAATTACAACAGGAGTATTCTTTAAACAGTTGTACTCATGCTGTACCGTCTCTTCGCTATTGCCACTACCAATCAGCGCAAGGTCCGCAACAAAAGGTTCATTTCTTTTTTCAAGAATATCTCTAACATTGCCTTTATGTATTTCATAGGAAAATGTTTTATTCTTTTCCTTCTTCATATGTTCTTTAAACTCTTCAAACCTTTTTACAACAGCAGCTTTTGTATTATGAGGCTTAACATTATTTTCTTCTGCGTCTAGTTCTGCCGTTGCATCTTCAAACAAATCATATCCAATGTAATGTACAGCATCTCTATTGTCAAAGGCAGCAAGAGCCATCTCAATAGCACGACCACCATTCCATGTACCTGTCTCAAGAATAGTTTCAGGTTTGTAATGTCGAATCAAATCAGCAAGCTGCTTATATCTATTAGGTAGGATGTCAGGTGTGGTATCTGTTTCGGATAAAGATACTATCCTATTGCCTTGACTGTCTCTAAAGTTAGCAGAAGATTTATCTGCCAGATTAATAAACAAACTTTTAAATGAGTTAGAAGAGTGTAGCTTAAAACCATGTGCATTATAGATAGTAAGAAGACGGCTAAGAATAAATGTGGTTGTCCATTCTCTGTAGTTAAGATATTCTCCTGAGACATAAGCACCTCTTAGATCGCCAAGAAGATCAACCGTGGTTTGTTTAGAAAGATTAAATGCTGCAAAGTAATCAGCGTCTTCCATACACATAAAGTCAGAATCTTTTTTAATATATCTCTCAAGAGTTTTAGTTCTAATATCTTTGGTAATAAGACTAAGAGGTTCTAACCAAAGAAGCCATGCGTCACTATTGTTAAAGGCACACTCACTAATAGCAAATGTTTTAGGTGCCGCAGATATACCATCCAAAGCTTCACTATAATTTATAGCTCCACTTTCTGTTCCGTCATGTTCTTTATTCTCCTTAATAAAGTTTGAGTACTCTTCAACATCTTCTAGGTTATGATAAAAAATATTCTTTTTTTTAGGAACATCATAATTATCAATATCCATGTTATAGTAATAACAATGAAACTCAAAAGCAGGTTGCCAATTATTCTTAAATGACTCTAGAAGTTTGTGTCCATTTTTTTTAAAAAGTTTTTCATCAAAAGCTGTAACAATTTTATAATTCATAGGGTTTAATTATTCCTTTTCCTGCAAGGTAAGTGTAGTCTCCGTTCCATTCAGAAGCATAGATGCCATCGATTGTTCTACCACATTTCCACTCTTTAAACCACGGACCACCTGTAGTAAAGTGTACGTTCTTAGCTTTCATATCTTCAGGTGAATGACCATCAAGCCAGTTCCATTCCTGATGTATCGTTCCAATGTCAGAGTCTTTATCAGGCAACCACTCAAAGCCATGCAGCCATGATCCTGACTGTGTGTTAACAACTTCAGGAGTTAGCTTTCTATTTAGATCGTGTCCACAGTTCCACAGAATAAGACTTGACCAGTTCTTCCTGCGATAGTGTTCCTGCTTCTTACCATCCATCTTGTATTCTTCAGCAGGTTCATACTGATGCTTAACACAATAAGCTGGATAGTAATCCATGTTGTACTCTTCAAAGATTTCATTGATATCAGTACGTAGATACATGTCACAGTCCATGTACAAAGCCCAACCCTGATACATATTCAGAGCAGGTACAAGAAAACGTGAGAAGCTAAACTCAGTAGAGAATGGCTTGCCATCTATGTCATCAATCATCTGTCCATCTTGAACTGTATGCTTACGATTGTACATACCCATACGTTCCAGAACATCCAGACGCAGAGGTTTGATGTCTACGTTATCAACAGCAATCCGTTCTATCGTAAACTTTAAAACTTCATAAGCTACGTCTTCTCTTGGATCATATCCAATGTAAACTGTGTTAGGTGACTTTCTCATATATAACTCCATAGTTAACCGTTATACTATTATATATCATAATAGCTTTATTGTCAAGGACTTTCTTGGCGCACTTGGCAGGACTCGAACCTGCAACCTACAGATTAGAAGTCTGTTGTTCTATCCAGTTGAACTACAAGTGCTAATTAAATAAGTGAATCAGGATTAACTCTCTCAATAATTCTTAACTTTTCTAGTTCTGTATAGGTTGTCCATTCTGCAATCTCTTCTTGCGTCCTGTGACAACCTATACATACCATGTTGTGTATCTTATTCTCTAACTGACACACATTTATACAAGGACTCTTAGACTCCACAACTTCCACCATGACCTGTAATGTCACAGATGTCATGCGTTTCCAAGCCCTCTTCAAACTCTTCGCCAAGTTTTTCTACAGCTTCAGAATACGGCACCGAAGATAGAGGCTGTCCTCCCCGACATCCATCAGGATACACGGTGAAGCCACGCAGTCTGTGAGCATAAGAAGCAAGAGTATCAGTAAACTCTTCAACAGTATCTTCATTGTTTAGTTTACTCCCCCACTTAGGCAGATTGATCGTACTGCTGATAGACATATCAACATAGTCCTGTACGTCTGCCTGAAACTTCATGCGCCTCTGATAGTCTTCTGCAAGATCAAGTGCTGACTCAATGTTCTTTGGATCAATACCATAGAGATCAATGATCTCCTGTGCTGCACTGTCCACCACGTACTGATAGTGCCAACGATTACCACCCTTCAGATACCTGCGCTTATAAGCAACAGCAAAGATAGGCTCAACACCTGTAGATGTTCCTGCAAGAATACCTATTGATCCAGTTGGAGCAATGGCTCTATTAGCGACAGGACGACTACAGCCAAGAGTATCAGCAAAGCTGGAGCTAACGTGATCACTAACTCCTTTATATACCGATAGCCATTTGTGAAGTCCTTCAGTAACTTCATACTTCTGTCCTCCCTTGATTAACCATTCATGCATACCCATCAGGCCAAGGCCAAGTCTACGGTTCTTCTCACGGGTTTCATAAACTTTAGCATATGGAAGCTTTGCTCTGAGTGTACCGCATAACAAGAACTTAGTACCAAGCTCTACTACTTCAGCAAACTCTGAAAGACTTTCAATCCTGCCCATGTTAACAGACCCAAGATTACACACGTCACTATCATCACTACTTGTCACTTCTGTGCAAGCGTTGCGAAGCGTTTCATTCTCTTTATCAAAGAAGTTGAACGAGAAACCCGGCTCGGCAGTTGATAGGGCTTGACGAACATTTTGCTTAAAAGTATCCCCAACATCTCCTGTCTTCCAATAATTAAGTAACCATTCAGTATCATAGTTCACGCTAACATTTGTCATATCAAGAGGAGCGTTAAAGTTAAAGTCTTGCTCCTTAACTTGACCAACAGAGAACCCTGTCTCTCCAACGGGCATGTCATACCAGTTCTTGCTAGTAAGAAACTTATCTACATCAGCATGTTTCCAGTTAAGGCTGGCATAGATAGCAGACCTGCGACTACCACCCTGCATAACCCTGCGACCGATTTCGTTGATCATCTGCATCTTAGGTATGGGTCCACTGGACAAACCACCAGTACCATTAAGGATGCGTCCCTCTTCACGATAGACAGAGTAGTCAATACCAATGCCACCACCTGTCATAAGACAGGACTCAGACTTCCATGAGATGTCTGCCCAATCTTCTCTGGTATCTTCCTCTGCCTTGAGGAGATAACAATTATTAAAAAACTTATTCTCTCTACCTGCATAATAGAGGTAACGACCACCGGGAATAAACTTTAGATCAGTGATCATACGCTTCAGTGCATCTCTGTCATCCTTGCTTAGATATTCTTTGCATACATCATCCACCAATACAGATGACAGTGCGTCCCATGTCTCACACCCATGATGGGCGTACTTGTGTTTGAAAATGTCTTCGCTGAACTTAGAGCGAAACATTGGGTTCTCGTTAGATCGAAATTGTGGCATAGGTTTGTCCCCCTTTAATTATCGTATTCCATTTCCAATATGAGTTGGGCGTAGTGGATAGCCTTCTCTATGTCTTTCCTGCCTTCTCCTTTGGTGCGATGGCGAGTGATGTATTTTATCACATTGCCCTCTAGATAGTCAAGCCCATTGGCATGAATATATTCTACTGGTTGTATCTTGCATCCCTTGTAATGTTGTCCTCCAACTTGTTGCTTCAAGGCTCTATCTTCTTTTGTACGCCTCATGTAATAAGAATAATTTCCCTCATTGATAGGATAGTTTGCATGGTCATAGGAAAGAGTTAATTTTTCTTCTGATTTCATTAGCGTTCTCCGATGTTACAGTTTTAATAGCAAAGCTTCTTACTACTTTAGGTTCTAATCCAGCAAGCTCACACGTTGCCTCAAAGTTTTCACAGGTTACTCCAACAGAACAGAAGACCCATGCGCTTGCTTGATCACGATGCAGCACTGTCTCTAAACTTTCAGTGGGTTCTTTAGGTTTGGATAGGTCTAACAAAGCCTGAAGGATTATGGCAAGATGTAATGTTTTGTCTGAATCTTTCTCAGTTAGATCGTACAGTGTACCGAAGTCCGGTACTTCATTTGTCATCAGACTCTATCCTTTCTACTTTTACTATGTCTTTATAATATATAAGTTTTCCATTTAGAAGACGAGATAAAGCACCATGATCGTATATGATATCTTGTCCATCTCGTCCTAGAGTGTCCCACTTTTCTGTGCAACCGTCTTTAAAAGTTATAAGATATGGTCCTCCACACCTATGATTTTTTATGCCTCTTGTGGAATTAGATATATTACTTTTTGTTTTAGAGCTATGTGTTTTTCCTTTAAACGAAGACCAATGCTTTTCTTGTCTTACTTTTTTAGTAGCAGAAGACAAGAGCGCTCTTGTCTTAGCACTAAGAAACTCAGCAGTGATAAACTTTACAGAACCTATCTGCCCATTGTAGTACAGTCGCTCACCACAAGGCAGTAGTTCCGGTGAGAGTACATCATTGTCTGTCTGAAAATGCACCTCACCGCTTACCACACCACCTCTTGTTTTATAGTTACAGATAATCTCAAAGGTAAACTTATCTTTACCCATACGCTGCATGTCTTCTTTAAGTGGCTTGCATGATCCTGCGTACACTCTCCAGTTAGATTCTCTGACACGCTTTCTTTTTTTATAGGTATGGTAGAACTTCCTACCAATATATTTCCTGCCACTGACAGTGTTTGTTATAAGGTAAACAAAACCATAGTATGTATCAGGGTCTGCCTCGCCAACCCAATGATGTTTCTTGGACACTTAGACAGAGACTTCCGGTACGTCAGGCTGCTTTGCTACCTGCGTAAGATACCGCCTACCCTGCGAATACTTAAACGCACGTAGCCCTTGACCGCCGTTAGCATCCGACCAACAGTCTCTCTTATGCTCGCAATAAACACAACCAACAGCAAGCTTACGGTTGCCAGACTTACCATCAGGTAAATCGGAATAGCACTTATCAGGTACGCTACTGTCAGCAACCACATTTTTAAGATGCTTAATTCTTTCTTTAGCATTGATCATATCCATACTGTGCAGTTGAGAAAGACATACCTCACCAGTAGACTTGTTGATGGCAAGGAAAGCAGCACGATCCAGACCATTAGCTGCTGCATAGGCAGACACCTGTGCAACATAACCAAATGGATCGTCCTCTGTTAGTTTATTATATTTAAACTTATCAAACCCCATACCACTGGCAGACTTAACATCAACAAGTACACCATCAATAATAGAATCTTGATGTCCTACCACTCCCTCAAGCGTAACCTCTTTCTGTTGATCTGTAACCTCATGTCCTGCGACTGTAGCACAGAACAACAGAAGCTCCTCAAGAATATATCCATAAAGAAACTTAATCCTTGTAGATGGTGGCAGTGTCTCCGGTGTTAGCTTCTTGTTAACATCGTACCAAAGCTTCCTGTCAGGCTTACCAATAGCAGACAGGCGTAGGTTGCCACGATCTCTTGGCACTTCATAGAGAAAACTTTTAAGGTGTACCTTCAGCATCTCTCCAAAGGTATCAATATGTTTATCTACCTCTGCCTCATCCATATCAATAGGTGTTAGGTTAAACAGATCATAGATATCTTCTACAAGAGTTTCTATTGTTTTCATTATATAAGAAGGGGAGTGCTGACCACTACTGCAACACTCCCCTATGCCTCCTTATGTTATATTAGAAAGGTACTGCTTCCGATACAGCTTCTTGTACATAGCCACCATCAACAGGGGCGAAGTCTTCATTACCATCTTTATACTCAATGAAGTCCACAACCTGTACGGCTGCAAGGTCAGACGATACTCCTGACTTGCCAGCATAATTCCAATCATAAGGAATTGCT